TCATGATGCTATTATTTTAGTCTCGTTATCTAATCCGACATATTGGTTGTCATTTCTAATGCCTGTAAGTCCGAACGGGGTTTTATGTTCAAACCAACATTGCATATTTAAATCATTGACTAATTTTACAATATGTAAGAGTGATCTTATTGTAAACCTATTTTCTTCAATATCAAATTCGTCTATATTGAGTATATCTTGAATTAATCCCAGCAGACAGGATGGTAAACAGAATATGCCTGCATCATCTAAAATATCTTTGCCGAACTCTGCTAATACACTTACCTGGTCTGCCGTGAGACCTTCGAACTTTGTTGCTAAATCTTTAAATTCCATGATTTTGTAATTATTTTTTTGGTTTATTAATTGGTATAATATTGGCTGTCCTGCATTATAAAGGACTGCTGAATAGGTATGTATGTAAAAAATTAAGCTTTAAATAGTGAATGCAAGAATGCCCTGCCTTGTTCCGTCCATACGGTGAGCATAGCCGTGCTTTGTGAGCCGTCCGAACGAGTGTAGGTGTGCGTCCTTGTCTTGGTATATCCTTTGTTCTGATATTTGGACGTCAGAACCCATACTCCGCTTTGCCGGTATTGAATACCTTTTTCTTTCAGTCGCTTGTTGAGAGTTTCCGCACTCATTCCCATTTCCTTTGCAATCAAGTTTGTGGCATAGGTGTTGACGGACTGTAAGACGGTGTCAACGTACTGGACTTTCGGGGCGGCTTGGGCAAGCTCTTTCTGTTGGAGTTCGATTGTTTCCTCTTTGGCTGCATTGTCGGCTTCAAGGGCTTTTACTCTCTGTTCTGCTGCTTCTACCCGTTTCTGTAGGATTTGCTGCGAACGCATGAGGATATAATCATCATCCTTAAGCATCATTTCCCGTTTGTTGAACTCGGAAATGAATTTTTCCTTGAACTCACCTGCTTTTGCTCCTGTGTAGCCCATGACAAGAAAACTGAAACCGTCTTTGGTCATTTCGTAGTAGTGATAAACTTGACCGTTCTGTGGGTGGGTGTAGGGGGTATGCGCAAAATTGCGCACCCTGAAATCTTCTGAACATGAGAGCTTCTCAATATCTCTCAATACATCTTTGTGATTCTTACCGAACACCTGTGCAACGATTAAAGAAGTGGTAACATCGTTGCCGTTGCTGTTTTGAATTACTAATTCTGCCATAACTTTCAGCATTAAGTTATATAATAGGCAACAAAAAAGCGGCTGCCATATACGCTGCTGAAAGTTGATGGACTTCACCCCGAAAGGCTAATCTTAACTTACGTATAGGCAACCGCCAATATCTTATATGAACTTTGCTCCCGACATTTATGTCGCCAGCAAAATTTTGGACATAAAAAATGCCCAACAAACAATTGAGCAAATTAACCGCTTGCCCTGCGAGATGATTAAGCTCATCAACTTTCAGCACTGCAAATGTAGGGATAAATTCTATTCCCGCAACTAAATTCACAAAATTTTCTTTTTCAAATAGAACTACTTTTGTTTTCATCGAATTATATATGTATTAATATTTGGTTTATGCTTCTTTGTTGAGTTAAGGTTATCCGGCTATGGCAACTTTACATTGCCTGTCTATAGCTTCTATTATCCTGCCATAGGCTTCTTTGTTTTCTTCTTTAAAGTCAATCCCGGTATCGTCGATAAATATTTCATGCGCCAGAACCACATAGGAAGTATTTTGCACATATATGGATAACTCCGATCTTTCCGGCCGGGAAGAGACAGATATTATAATGTCACTCTTTGCGATCAGTTTCTCAATCATGATCCGCTGGATTCCTTTTAGTACATCTAATGTTGTCATAAGGTTATGTTTTGATTAAAAATATCGAACGTAGAAACGCTTGCAGAAATCATCATAGCGTTCATTCTTTTTCTTGTAGTGCTTGTAATCTTTATATTGACTGATTATTTGAAAAGTAATCGTCATAAGACTGATGATTATGCCAAAAACAAAAAGTAAAAGTATTATCTTCATGATTGTATCTATTTTAATTAATCTCCATTATATCTATTGTTAGCATAGTAATTTGTCAGTGTGTTAGCCATGAAAGCCATAGAGCAAGTACCAACATTGCGTTTAGCATCCCGGCTTTCGCATTGCTTCTTATTTAAGTTGAAAAGCTGGTACATCTTCATCGCCTTGTCATAAGAACTTCTTTCATCTTTCCAAGCCTCTTTTAGGCATTCGCTAAATGTGAGGATGTGACGTCCGATCTTCTTGCCTGCCTTGAACATTGACCAAGCGGATTTCATGATTCTTGTTTTGTTGTACTTAGGTGCTTCCATAACTATAAACTGATAGTTGTTATTTGCTGCAAATATATACTGTTGGTTTATACTGTGCAATTGTTTTATGTTAAATAATATAAATTGATAGTGTATTTTTGAGCTTTTATATAAATTGATAGGATAGTTTTGTATTTTTGCTCCTAAAAAATATGAATATTATGTATAAACTGAGAGTAAAGGAAATATTAAAGGCGAGAGGGAGGACTGGAAGAGATTTAGCGACTGAATTAGGGATGACAGAAGTTGGATTGTATAAAGCTATTGGAGAAAGTGGTAATCCTTCTTTGAAGCGACTGCAAGAAATAGCAAATTTATTAAATGTTGAAGTATGGGAACTGTTCACTGAATCCCCCGGAGAAAGCGAAATTTCCGGCTTCATTAAGGCAAAAGGGACTATTTATGAAATAAAATCACGTTCAGATATAGAAAATTTGTTGAATAGCTTGGGCTGAGTTCTGTTTTTTGCATAATTTAGTGCCCTGTATTAATTTAAGCTAAAGAAACATGAAGAAGATTTTATTTATGCTAACATTGTTTTTGTCTATTAATGTTAGTGCTCAGTTTAAAGCAACTAAGGATGGATTAACAACAGAGGATGGCAAACCTTATTATGTTGTGTCTATTGAAGGTAAAAATGCGATGGATTTATATAAAGGAGTAAACTCGTATGTCCTGAGCCATTATAAAAATCCTGATGCGGTAGCTAATAAAATGGAAGGCGAAATGATAAATATACATTCTTTTGATAGTGAGGCTTTTTTATTGTCGAAGGTAATGGGCATGAAGGTTTATGGGGAAATAGACATGAATTTAGTTGTATATTTTAAAGATAATAGAATTAGGTTTGATATTCCTGTTATTAATAAAATGCAAGCGGACAAAACATCTGGCGTAGGTAAGGATAAGACAGAATACCATTTTAGTGGAGGAATTGGCAAGTTTATGGGTAGTGCGTCTTTATTTAATGATAAAGGAAAAGTCAAAGACAAAAAGTTTGTAGAAGAATTGGAGGCGTATATAAATAATACAGAAATATCTGAAGCTGCCAAAGGATATACGGAAGAAGAATGGTAGACTTAATATAAGAAAAAATAAAAATACTAAAATTTAGGATATAACTCAAATGTAACATTTAGCCCGGTCAGCCGGGCTTTTTTACACCCTAACAGGCAATCCCAAGTCACTGAACTGCAAATAAAACCAGTAAAATGTTTGCAGGTAATAAAATAATTACCTATATTTGTGTCGTAATAATAAAAACAAGATATGCCTACGATATTCATCTTATTTGGTTTTCGCTTCTCTTTTTACGCAAACGACCATGAACCTATTCATGTTCATGTAACAAAAGGGAATATAAGTGCAAAATTTACATTGTTCCCTGTTGCTTTGGTAACAAATAACGGGTTGAAGTCGTCAGAAATAAAACTTGTTGAATCAGTAATAGAAGAAAACCAAGAGATTATAGCAGAACATTGGAATAAGTTTTTTAATAAAGCTAAATAAATTGAGTCATGGGAAATATTGTTGTAGAAAAAGTTTGGTTGACCGATACGGAAGTGTGGATTCGCACCGCCGATGGCAAAGAGGCTTGCGAAAAGTTTTCAGACTTTCCAAGATTGAGATTTGCGACACCAGAACAGCGTTCGGATTTCACGTTGAGTAATGATGGTATCCACTGGGAGGGCATAGATGAAGATTTGAGTTTTGAGGGGTTTTTCATGGAACGTCCTTCCAATCCGTTATACGACGTGTTTATTGCGCATCCGGAACTTAACGCATCTGCGATTGCTCGCAGGATGAAAATGTCACAGAGCTTGTTTGCTCAATATGTAAGCGGGACGAAAAAGCCATCTAAAGAGCGTTACAACGAAATATTGCAGACAATTAGAAACGTAGGTCGTGAATTGACTGCGGTTTGAGTAAAAAAGTGCTAATTGATTAAGTAAAAAAGAAGAACGACAATCAATCCGAAGACTGGCAGTTCTCTTCCTCTGGCACTACCACCACTCCGGCAAGTCCTACACCTGCGAATACAGGATGTAGGGGAGAAGGTGATTTGATGGGAAAATAGTATATTTGCATATCAAAATAAAATCTTCATGGAAGAGAACAAACAAGACATATTAAGGATTCATATAGAGAACTCACAGCCTGTTGAAGTCGCAGACTTTACAAAGACGATGAATGCCTTTGGAGCTTTGTTTGTGTCTTTTGCCCAGAAAAACGGGAAATCCAAAGAAGAGGCGAATGCCAAATTGTACGTAAGTAAAATCATTGAAGGTAGTATTGATATCCACCTTGTTGAATTGGCTACTATGGGTATTATCCCTTTTGTGGAAAATTCGAACTTGATTCTTGATTTTGCGAAACACATAAAAAGCATATACGATTATTATGTGAAGGGAGCTTCCTTTAAGCCGGAGTTAACGCCTGCTGATCTAAGGAATGTGCATGACATGGTTTCGGTCCCAGCTAATGACAGAAATGGTGTTATGTCTGTTCAGGTCATACGTGGAAATGTTGACTCCATATTATATAGCGGGTGTACATTTAACTATATTGAGGGGAATGGCATACAAAACAAATCAGATTATGAACAAAAAGAAATAAGGTCTGTTTCCGACAATGGGGATGTATACAAGAAGCAATTAATGTCCATTTACCAAGTAAGGAAAGGAGAGGGTGTGGGGAATAAGGCTATAATTGATGCTATATCAAGCAAGGCTTTAGCTCTTTTATTCGATTCTAAGGTCTTAGAGGATGAGATTTTGAGGTCTGATATTAATCCTATAAAAAGTGCATACTATGTTGATGTCATGATCCTAACGGCACAAGGAAGGCCAGCCGCGTATAAGGTCATGGCTTTGCATGATATCATCAGCTTAGATGAATAAATTAGGTGTTTTCACGCGTATGAGACTGATTAATATTGCGAGTTTGTTAGAAGGGAAAAGTTATCCTGATGCTGGCGCGGCCTTGTACCCGCATATAGAAAGTGCAATCAATTCAAACCAGATGCTTGTTATTGATATGACGGGAGTTGATTCTATTCCAACGTTATTCATGAATACTTCTTTCGGTGAGGCTCTTGGTAATTTTGGAATGGATAAATTTAGAAAATACATATCCTTTTGCCACATAAAGAAAGCTCAGGCGGATAGGATAAAGGAGTATCTTTGTAAATATGAATTGGCCTATCTTACAAAACATACATAAAAATAAAGCCGGAATAACCTCCGGCTTTATTTTTATCCTCTTTCCTCCAACACCTTTTTAAGCCTTTGCAACCTCAGTATATCACTTGCAAAGGTCGGATTATCCCAATTCCTCTTAACCGATCTGGCATGCACATCGATGTACTTTCTCAAATCAAATATATTCTCACACTCGCTTAACCGGATCTCGTTAAACGTCACTTGGTAGTTTTCAAACCAGGTTATTAGTTGTTTTAATTCTTCGCTCATGGTGTTTTTCGGGCAAAGATAACTACGAAAAGATATTTTATCAACAATGTATTGTTATATAAGGATTAATTTGTAATTTTGCGCAAACGGCTTAATTTAAAATGGATTATTATGTCTTTACAACAGAAGCCGTGCGTGTTTAGTAAAATCGTTGAAATACGATCTATCAGGGATCAAAAAGCAAGATTATCAGAAAGAGAAAGAGAATTAACTAAGCCTATCTTGACAGACTTGGATATGATCCCGACATTGTATGAATGGTTTAAGGATATTGCTTCTCGACAAGAAATTTTTCGCGCTAATGTTCCCCAAAGAAAGAAATTCATTTTCATAATTTTAATTTTGTATTCTCCCAGTGCTCTTGCCGACGGAAAAATGAAAAGGGGATTAAGGGATAAACTTGCTGAAGTATTTGGTCTCAATGGGAAATCCACTATTTCCGATAATTTAAATGGGTTGTATCTATCTTATCAGCTATATAAATACTTTAGGCAAGATATACATCGTATATACATTGAAATAATGAATCGATTGGATAATATTCATTAGTTACAAATATTTACGACAATGGTTTGGTTGTCGTGAATATTTGTAATGATCTCTTCTATAGTTGATATATGCTATTTAATTTTGGCTCAATCAATTATAAAAAGCATGGCGTTGACACAAAAACAAGAAATGTTCTGCAACTACTACCTCGAATGCGGAAACGCTTCTGAGGCTTATCGACGGGCATATAGATGTAATGGTAAGTCGGACAATGCAATTTGGGTAGAGTCTTCGAAGCTCTTGAACAGCCCTAAGGTTGCCCTAAGGATAAGAGAGCTCCAGTCTCAAATGAGGAACCGGTCTGATATAACCAAAGACGAAGCGGTAGGGATTCTTGCCGATATTGCTCGTGCCAATATTGTCGACGCGTTGGAGGTAAAGTCTAATGAGATGTTTACAACGATCCTGATCAAAGATATCTCTAAATTACCGTCAAGCATACAACGTTCCATTCTTTCGATTAAATCAACAGATAAAGGATATGAGTTAAAGCTCTATAATAAGATTGATGCAATAGATAAGCTATCTAAGCTGTTGGGTTGGGATGCTCCTATAAAGCAAGAGGTAAAACAAGAAGAAGGAAGTGGTTTTGTAATACAGGTCATTGATAAGAGGGAGGACGCGGATCATGGCGATAATTAAAACGACTAAAATATTTACAGAAGTTGATAATGCCATCCACTCCGGCTATAAGGTTGTCTCTGCTCAGGGTAGTTCGCGTAGTAGCAAGACGTACAACATCCTTATCTATCTATTATCTCATATCCTCACAAACAAAAAGTCTCTATCCATTGTCCGAAAGACATTGCCTGCGTTAAAAGGTTCTGTGTTTCGCGATTTTAAAGAGATTATGCAGGATAAGTATAAGATATGGGATAATAGATGTATGAATAAGTCTGAAATGATTTATACACTTCCGAACGGTTCATTTGTTGAGTTTTTCTCGACAGATGATGAGCAGAAGATCAGAGGTCGTAAACGAAATATCTTATACTGCAATGAGGCAAACGAAATTTCATTCCTGGAATGGCAACAGCTCGTTATGCGTACTACCGATTTTTCCATTGTTGATTACAATCCATCCTTTTCGGACGAACATTGGTTGTGTGAGTTGAACAAGGACCCACGTACATATCACTTTATTTCGACCTACAAGGATAATCCATTTCTCGAACAAACTATTATTGACGAGATAGAGTCGCTTCAATACAAGAACAAAGTGTTGTGGACGGTCTATGGATTAGGATTGCAGGCAATGGCAGAAGGTCTTGTCTTCCCCGAATACGAAATAGTGAATGAATTTCCAGAACAAGCCAAGTTTGTTGCAGCCGGACTTGATTTTGGATATAGTTCCGATCCGACAGCAATAGTCAAATGCGGTATTATCGGCGATCGGATGTATTTGGATGAGCAGTGTTACCGGACGCATATGCTCACAAGCGAAATCATCAAAGAATTGAAGAAGCTAGGATTGTTTGTTTACGCAGATAGTGCCGACCCTAGGTTAATACAAGAGATTGCTAATGCGGGGATTATTATCTTTCCTGCTGATAAATATAAAGGTTCCGTCATGGGAGGCTTGTTTAAAATGATGGAGTATAAAATATGCGTTACTTGTAGGTCTGTCAATTTGATCCGAGAGCTTAAAAATTACGTGTATGAACAAAATAAAGATGGTAAATTTATAAATGAGCCTATTGATGCTTACAACCATCTTATAGATGCTTCTCGGTATTATACGATAGGGAAATTGCTCGGTAAAGTATTAACTGTACGCCAGTATTCTAAAGAAGATTTAGGAATTTATTAACAATTAAGATATGACATCGATATTGAATTACATAGTGGATTTGTTTAGGGGCGGATCTTTAAATGGGACAAGCACCAACAAAGACTTAATGACTTTGATCGCAGAAAAAGATATAAGTCGGGCGATGGAGTTGTTTCAAAATCGAGATTTGGAAGTTATGGAGGCAATAAAAGAATACGATCCTGCTCTCCATGATGTAATGAATCGCAAAAATAAACTCAGAAAGAACAAACAGCCATATATTACAGAAAAACTGCCTCGAAGGTGGCAGGCTTACATAAATGAGGTTGCATTGTTTTATCTGTTGGGGCAACCGATAAAATGGAGCAAGAATGATCCCGACGTACAAGATGTCGCTTTTGACGCATATACTCAGTTTTTGAAAGACACCCGTTTCAATACTACCATGCGTCAGGCTAAACGTTTAGCAGGCGCCGAGACGGAATGTGCTAAATTGTACCATATCTACCGCAACGAGGAAACCGGAAAAGCGGAGGTGAAAGTTGTTTTGCTGGCAAAATCTTTAGGGTATACCCTGCGTCCTCTTTTCGACCAATACGGGACCATGTTGGCTTTCGGTTATGGATATTACTTGAAAGAGGGGGTAAACACTATAGAACATTTCGATATCCAAACTCCAAAGGTTATTTATAGATGCAAGAAAAATGATCGAGGATGGGAAGTTTTGCCTATAATTAATCCTACTGGGAAAATAAATATCATCTATTATCAACAGGAAAAAGAATGGGAGGGCGCACAGTCTCGTATAAATAGGGACGAGTATGTCGATTCAAAATCTGCCGATACTGTCAACTATTTTGCAGATCCAAAAGCTAAAGTTTCGGCAGATGTGTTGGCTTCTCTTAGTGATCCAGATAATGTAGGGGAAGTTATTAGGATGCACGGACCAGATAGTATGTTCGACTATGTAGCACCACCGGATTCCGTCGAACTCAAGAAATTTGAAAAAGACATACTGAAAGAATCTATCCTTAATGACACCTTTACTTTTAACTTTTCACCGGAGAACACGAAAGGCTTGGGCACGTTAACAGGAGAGGCTTTAAAGCGTGCAATGGCTCCATCTTATATGAAAAGGGACAATCGCAAGGAAATATATGAGATTGCGGTAGACCGCGAAAAGAATCTGATATTGGCCATCATGAAGAATGTAACTCATATAGAATTACGCTCTAAACTGGAGGTTTTAGATATTGATTTTGAGTTTTCCGAACCATTTCAAGAAGATATAGATAAGAAGTGGACAGCGATAGGCAAATTGTATAACGACGGTATTATATCCCTTGAAACAGCCGTGAAAATGCTTAGTATAACGGATAAACCAGAGGATGAGATACGAAAGATATTGGAGGAAAAACGACAAAGAACTATTAATAATGAAGGTGATAAAGAAAATAATGATGCCGGTTTGTCTGACTCCAATAAAAAGTAAGGACTTCTTTGGCACTATAGAAGTCAAAATCTCGCTTAAATGGTGGTACAAGATATATTTATTCACAAAATTGATATTAAAATATTATGGCAACGGAAGTAACATTTAGCAAGCAGGGAGATAGGTATATATCGGATTTCATATCGCTTGATTCAAGCGATATCGTTCTACATGTAGAACTGAAAGATAAGGGCGATATTGTTTTGGAAAGAAGCATTACTGGTGATAATTGGGTGGTCGCGGCTTATCCCGCCCGAAACGTCATACTTTGGGAGAATGGGGTAATAGGCAAAGCTGGACAGACGGTAAGACTCGTGACAACAACGGAACCATCTAAAATCTATGTACTGCAATGATAACTCTCAACAATATCAATTTATCCAGCATTGATCTTTCGGGCATAGACTTGAGAGGGATAAAGCTGGGACTTGGAGGACGTGGTGGCGGTTCCGGCGGCGGGTTTCCGGGCGATGTTACGCGTTGGCATTTCGGCGGCCTGACGAACGAGATGATGGCGGCTATGGACGATCCGAGGATTGAGGATGCGGATGGCAAAGGTAGGTTCTTATCCTTCAAGAATTTCGCTTGGTCTGGGATGAGTGGAGTAGGTGGTTATGTTCAGAATTTTAATGATTTCAGAAACAATGCTACTGTAGATAAAGTAAGAATTGATGAACAAAGTAGCAATTCTGTTAAAGTAACCATTTTAGCTACAGGAATAAATAACGCTATTTATATACCAAAGAATATTTACCAATTTAATAAATCTTATTTCATAAAAATATCAAGTGAAGGATACAATGAAGGTGATCTATCTTTGTCATTTTATGCTCCTTCTACATCAACGGCTACAACAGTAAAAGTACCGTTAAATCCTAATGGCATCACTGAAATTCCTGCAATAAAAGAAGATGATTTTTTAGCTGTTTATCTTGATGTTGGGGGTAAAGTGGGATCAATTACCATCGAACAACTACCCCTCTACCCCGGCTTTATCCTCGGTGACGGAGTAGATGACTTTGCAGTTACAGAGAAGGAGCTTAACTTCGAGGATACCTATACGGTGTACACGGCGTTTATTCCGTTTCAGAATAATCCGACAAGGAATATGATTTTGTGTGGAGCTGATAGCAAAAAAACTTTTTCCATGCAATATTCGTCTTTGGTTTATGTATCTTTTATAGCGGGTAATAACCATTATATAAATGCTGGTTTTGTTAATGGGCTTAATTTGTTTGCTTGTAAACGAAATGGTAATAATATATGTATTAAGAACTTATTAACTAATAAAGTTGTAACAGGTACGTGTGGGGACTGGGTGGAAAACGCTGGGCTATATTATTTATGGAAGAATGCAACTTATGCATCTTTTGCTAGAGCCGGCATCGCCGGTCAGATCATCGACAACGGTCACTTTACAACCGATGAAGAGGATGAAAATATTCTCAACTGGCACAAAAAGCAATATCCCTGGCTCTTCCCCGACCAGGCATGGACTGTCACCGGCAAAACCAACGAGGACGAAGATCGTGCTACTATTGCCAACATTACGGGCAATGGTAATGATCTTGTACTGTCTAATTTTGGGTTTGCAGAAGGGAGTGGGTATGGGTTGTATGGTGAGAATTATGCTGGTGGTAGATGGGTTCAATCTACTGATAGAGCGGATTTAACTTGGACGAGTTATTCTGTAAATATAACTTCAGTTAAAGTTGTGTCTACACAGTTATATTATCAATCCTATTCTGAACAACCTTCTTTTACAGTTCCTTCTTATAAGATAAAAGTTTATGGACTGAAAGATGGTCAAACTCTATCCTATAAACAAGTAACTTCTGAAGGACAACAATTATATAAAATATCAGAAGATGGAACTTATACATTACCGTCTTTTCCATTTAAAGCAAATGGAGATTGGTATGGATTTACCTTAAATAAGGTACAAGAATCCTGTGACATTACTATAGAGCAAATCCCCGAATACGAAGGCTATCTGGTTACTGATGGGGTGGATGATGAGGTTCGAAGTGCTGCTTTTACATTGAACGAGGATTGGACGATTGTTGGAAATTGGGAATTTATAACTAACGAAAATAAGAATGCTGGCTTAACAAAAGTTTACTCTTTCTACTTATACAATAGAGATTATGGAATATTTGTGTATAAATATATAAACGCCGGACAGGGATTTTCTGTTGAAGATGTTAAATCTTTAAAAGCTATCTGTTCTGATGGTCGCATATATCTTAATGACTGGCAGGAAATAAGAAACAATATAGAACAGGAGGCTACAATTAGTAAAGGGGTAATGGCTATTGGGTACTTTAACAGAGATTTCACCAAAATGGCTTTCAAAAACTTAGGCATCTACAACGATCAACTCCTCTCCAAAGACGACTGTATCAAAGCATATAACTATTTACAAACCCTAAAAGCAAAGTAACATTAAAAATTTAATTGGATATGAAATACGCAATTGTAAACATTGTATGGGCAAAGTCCCACGGAATAGAAGTCCTACCGGAAATGAGGACAAGTGTAGATCAGAGCAAGGTGATCTTGCATGAAGAGTTTCTATCACCTTTCGGCGAAGAGGAATTTCCGAAATATGAATCTACGGATCCAGAGTTTATAGATCTGCTGGCAAGCGAAGAATGGGCTTTGCCGGAAGGTGTAGAGATTAACAGGGAATTTAGCCGGTTATTGGCTTTGGACGAACTGGACAAGGAGGCTACAGAAGAGATAAATACATATGACCTTTCCCCGTCGGAAGCCTTACAGGTCAAAGATCGATACCCCGAATGGAAAACCGGAATAAACGTCAAAACTGGCGAACGATACCGAGTTGAAGATGTCCTTTGGGAATGTGTTAAAGACCATCTCACACAAGATAACTGGAAGCCTAGCACAGCTACCCTAAGCCTGTGGAAAATAGTAGACGCGGAAGAACATTCCGGCACGATAGAAGATCCTATTCCATATAAGCAAAATATGGCACTTGAATTTAACAAGTACTACACGCAGGACGGAGTATTGTACCTCTGCATACAGGCTATGACACCGGGACCGTACGATTTAAAGGATGTGCCGGCGCATGCGCAGCCGATAAAGCAGTGACAAGCAACAGTCGGTTGGAATATAATAATCCCTGCAAGAAGACACAATCATATTCTTCTTACAGGGATTATTATTTATATAGTATTGTTTTTTAGATATAAAGTGGCACAATTTTACGACAATGAATCTATTGTCGTATTTCATTAAGTTAAATATTTCTCTCCCAATTAGCTACTTAATACTTTTATGCTGAATTAAAAACGATCAAACATGAAAGATAAAATTTTCAACTTCTTAAAACAGAATTATTCAAATCTTGGGTTAAGCGATGAAATCTTGAAGGGACAGGCCGAAGCTCTTGCTAATACAGGCTTTGTAACTGATGAAAATCTACAGGCCGTTATTGATGGTCAAAAAACATTCTTGTCTTCTCTTCAGAGTGGTATTGATAAGCGGGTAACTGATGCTGTCAATAAAGCAAAAGGGGAAAAGAAAGAAGAATCTGCTGGTGGGGGCGAGCAGAAAAAAAACGAACCCGATTTGCAGAAGATGATTGAAGACGTACTTACTGCAAAACTGCTTCCCATTCAAGAAGAGCTTAATGCTTATAAAGCAAAGGAACAGCAGGCTGTAAGGGCTAATATGATCGCTTCTAAGGCGAAAGAACTAGGTATACCGGAATGGAGAGTCAAAGAGGGATTTGCCATCACCCCGGAAATGGATGAGGCTGCAATTAACTCTTACTTGGCAGACGTAAAGCAAAACATTGTTACCGCAGGGCTTGAGAGTAGTAACGCATCTGGCGTTCTGTCTACTTCAGAGGAAAAATCTAAAGAAATGGCTGAAGAATGGGCAAAAGGTCTTCCAGATGCAAATTAACCATTAAAAAATAGAAACAAATGGGAGTTAAATTCGAAGGTAAATCTTATGCTGGCAACATGCCGGTATTTTGGCGTGGAGAAGCCAAAATCCTCCCTGGAGGATATAAACTGTTGCAGACTTTCCCAAAAGGGACAGTAATTCCCAAAGGGACGCCATTACATATTGTTATCGGAACCCTTACTGCGGCTGTATCCAAATATGCAAAAGTCGTATCTGGCGGAACAACCACAAAACCGAGAGTCCCTAAAGGAACTTTATTTCAGATTAATGATATCGTAATGAAGGAGGGGGAAACAACCGGTGTTACGGTATCTTCCATTGATACGTCAAATGCAGATTATGATGTATTGACATTGTCGTCTGCTATTTCGGGGCTTGCGGCAGACGATGTTCTTATTGAAGCGACGGCTACAAGTAGTTCTGCGGCCAAGTATGAACCAAACGCGGTTGTTGGTGAAGACACCGAACCTTTGGCAGGTAGTGATCAAGACACTGTTTCGGCTGCGTATGACGCAGTTGTCCTTTTGGGATATACAGTGCAATTACCCGCTTCATGGATGCAGGGTATCTGTATGAAAAACAACCCTAATATTATTTACGTAAAACAGTAATACTATGGCAGAAAGATTAAAGTATAGTTCTCTTTTTGGAGAGCTCACAAGGCAAACTCAATTGCGTTTTGATGCAGTATCAAGACAGCATAAAATGCTGTTTGATAACGTATTCTATGAGAGATTTTTTAATTGGGACTATCCTTCCATTGGATTAAACTTTGAAGAAATTAAGGGCAAGTATAATGTCACTATCGCGGCTGCAACAATTGACGATAAGTCGAAAGAACCGGTATTGGGCACTCATGGGCTTGAAACTATTGCTCAAAAGGTGCTTCACCATGCAATTACGCTGCCTTTGACCATTGATGATTACAGAAAGATTCTGGAAATTCTGGACAGCAAATCAATTCCGGAAGAAGTCGCAAAAAGACAGCTTATTGATCTGATGTGGGGCAATGTTAGAACTCCGGTACAAGGCGTACAGGCAAAACTGGATATCATCGCTATGGGAGCGTTATCCAATGAAGGTATTGCCACATTGGATGAAACGAATAACCCTGAGGGTGGCGTTAAGACGACTATTGATTATAACATGCCTGCCGAAAATAAAGGTAAGGTTACTCTGAAATGGAATGATGATAACATTGCTAATGTAGACGTATTCGAAGATATTCAGGCCATCGTAGATGCTTTCTCTGATAAGGTTGTATTTGATCGCATCTTGCTTGCTCCTTCTAAAATTTCTTATATTCTAAGGGCTAAGAAGATGAAGCAGGTAATTTTCGGAACAGATAAGCAGAATAGCCCATTGCTGCTGAATGATCTCAACGAATTTATGAGATCTAATGAATTGCCGGTCTTCGAACCGGTTAGACGTCAGTGTTTGATTCAGAACAATGGTACATTCACCCCTTACAATCCGTGGAATGCAAAGAACCTTGTCTTTATTCCTTCCGGCAGTTTGGGGACAATCAAAAATGCCTATGTCAATAACGAATTAAGGCCTGAACCCGGCGTTACTTATTCCAACTATGGTCGCATTCGTGTAGCTCAATGGGGAGTAGGTGAAACTCAGAACTCGAATGGTGTTGAGTTTGTAAAGGCTGAAACATTTGCTTTGCCTGTGATCACGGAGATCAATGGTATTGCGTCGTTGAACACAGAACCCGATTGATAATGAAAATCGCTGATTACATAACACAAAAGATCGGCTCCTTCGGCATTGAATTGTCGGAGGCCGATCTTGTGGATATAACTTTGAATAGTTCTATATCACTTGAAAGTGAGATTGCTCAAGATAATATAAATGAAGTAAATAAGGCTATTGCCGAATTTATTCCATCATTGCTGGCTCGTCCTACATCTGTTAATGAGAGTGGGTTTTCTGTTTCTTGGGATAAGGACGGTATCAAAGTGTATTATTCATTGTTATGTAAGCAATTAGGCATAGAGGATGTTTTATCAAGTAGAATCTCTGACGCTTCAATGTATTGGTAATGTATTATGCACCTCACATATTAGAAAGGAAAGTCGTAAAGGAATACGAATACGACAAAGATGGCAATCCTATTCAGGGTACAGGCGAATATAGTTGGGAGCTAGTTTGTAAGTGTAAATGTTACGATCAGAGTGCTGACCGTGCCTATACAGTTAATGGTGTTACTTACCCTTACAAATATCGTGTTGTGACAGAAAAGGTAAAAATTAATGCCGGAGATGTCGTTCGTGTTTTGAATGCTGACGGTTCTATTCGTGGTGAGGGGATAGTAATCAATCCTATGACAACGGATTATCTAAACTATGGACAAATATGGCTGGAATAATTACTGCTAAATATGATTTTTCAGATGTTGATGATTTCTTTGAAGAAGCGTTTCGTGATATTTTTACTCATCTTGTCGAGATGGGGGAAAGGGCTTATGAAACGGCTGTTAGAGAAGGAAAATATAACAATATTACGGGAAATCTACGCAGTTCGCTAGGCTATGTGGTGGCTCAGGATGGAAAGATAATCAAAGAGGGAGGATTTAAGCAGGTTCAGGGACGTGGAGAAAACTACGAAAAGGTATATTTCACCACCAAAGCGCAGAAAACAGTCCAGTTTTGGGCGCGAGGTAAGTCCGGCGATGATAGTGATGGAAGCCGACAAGGTCTTGAATATGCGAGAAGCCTTGCCTGTAAATCGAAAGGTTTCACACTTATTGTCGTTGCCGGTATGGATTATGCAAGTTTTGTCAATAGCAAGGGATTACGTGTGATTGATGATGCAGAGATAACAGTAAGGACAATGCTGCAATGATAGTTACAACAGACATACAGACTATACTTTATAAAGATGCCCAAAAACTGGGAATCAAGAAGGTGTATAAAGACGGAGCGGTTCCCGAAGGAGACGTGAAGTCCGAGCGGGTTGTTATTATCGTTAATTCGGTAGAGCCGGGCACCTATTGGAAAGCAGGATTTGTTCATGTGAATATCTGTATTCCTTATCTTGATCGTAAAGGAACAGCTCCTCTTACAAGACTTAATGCTTTAGAAAGGTTGGCTGTCAAGGAATTACATTCCACTTCTACTTACGACGGTACATCTTATACATACGAGGTCGATACGACAAGGATAGAAGAAAACAGGGATTTAAAATGTTTCTATGTAAATGTGAGAATATTATTTCAAGTATTAAATGTAAAAGAATAAGAATATGGCAGGAAGAACAGTATCCGTGATTGGAGTAAAGCAAATTCTTTATGGAGAGCCATTAGAAGCAGCTCCAACTTATGCAACACTTGAATCATTGTTTACTTCTTTCAAAGAAGTTCCCAATGTACATCAAGGTACATATGAGTTTACCGAAGAGGACGGTACAACAACAGAGTATAAGGACGAATTGACCGGACAGACATACCGATCATCTTTTGAAGCAGGATCAGTAAGTCTAAACTGGACGATTGGCGCCTATGACTTTGACACTAAGGCGGAATTGATGGGTGGTAAACCTTTAGATGATAGTAAAGGCTGGGAAAGAGGAAACTCAGGGGAACAGCGTTATAAATGCGTTGTTGCTGTATCTAATGATAATGTAGCGATTATTTTCCCTAAAGCAAATGTTATCGGGCGCGGAGCGTCTACCGATGGAGCCGTTGGTTTAGCTATTTCAGCCATTCCTTTGAAGGTTTCAACTACCATTGCATCCGAATATCAGTTTGATGTTGAAGGCAAGACTTTAAAGGGAATTTAAAGTACCATTAATGAATCACAACAGAAAGGGGCAGGCGGATACATTCTGCCCGTCCCTTTCTTGCTTAATATGAATATCCAATGAACAAAGCAGCAAATTTAGTCGCTAACGCTATTTTAGGCGATGACCTCAAAGTCGTCATTTTGGGAAGTAAAGCATATACCATTCAGTCTCCTACAATAGCTGTTATATGTAAATCAATAAAATATCTGTCTTGTATAGATCGTACCACAACAGGTAAAGAAGAACTGAGTAAAGCAAAAGAAGATTTGGAGAATCTGCTAAAGGGATTGTCTGTTTTCATTTTTGACGATCCGGATAAATATACGGAGATTCAAGATGCGACAATGAAGGAATTGAAAGAAGCACTTGAAACGGTTATAAATCTAATCTCCGCAGAGGATTTTTTCGTCTGTGCCGCCTTAGCCGAGAGCGTGGCAAGAATGGCGGCGATACCAAAGTGATAGGCAATGAAACAATGATAGGGCAAATTGCCACATTCATGGAAACTTTAAAGCTAACTTATAATGAGATAGTGTATCGTATTCCATATAGAAATCTATTATTAATGCAAAAGGATATTCTACACCAAGTCACAGGTGATCTGATTATCGAGCGAGACGGACGTTATTTATTGAACCGGACAAAGAAAGAGGGGTAATTTATGGCAAAACTTAGTTTTGATGTTTCTGCCAAATGGCAAGAAGTGCAAAAACTCAGAGAAGAGGTAGAAGCTCTGAAAACGGCTCTTAAAGACTTTAATGTTGCTGGTGACATGAAGGGTTTCGAAGAGTTAAATAAGAAATATCAGGAATCGACACAAAAACTGAAAGAATATGAGCAGCAGGTTCAAAATTATCAACGTATTATAGATCAGCTTAATGTATCTAATGGAGTAATGGAAGGCGCACGACAGATGGCATCGGAGCTTAATAATGCTACGGATGTATTTGTTGAACAACAGCTGAAAGTCAAAGCCTTAAATGAAGATGTCAAGAAACTAAATAAGTCTTATTTGGCATTGTCTGATATAGACAAGAGGGGGCAAAAGGGATCAAATATCTTGACTGAATTAAAGGAAATAACTCACCAATATACAATAGAAAATGAGGCTCTAAAAAAACTCAGAAAAGAATATTCCGACAATATAAAAATAGAAGGGGTGGCAGCGGATTCTCTTGTTTCCCTGAGAAAACAGTTGTCATTACTTAATGCAGAATATGATCGTCTGTCCACTTCGGATAGAAAGGCTGCGATCGGAACCGATTTACAAAAGCAGATACAGTCGTTGAATACCGAGATTAGTGCGGCAGAACAGGCTACCGGCCGATATCAAAGAAATGTAGGAAACTACGCTTCTGCCTGGAATAGTTTGGGAATGTCGGTACAACAAGTAGCGAGAGAATTGCCATCTTTAGCTATAGGATGGAATACTTTCTTTTTGGCCATATCAAACAACCTCCCTATGCTTGCAGACGAGTTAAAGAAAGCGTCGGCAGAATACAAGGCTTTTAAAGCGGCTGTTGCGGCCGGGAACAATGATGTAGCTAAAGTTGCGCCAGTATGGAAACAGTTAATTTCGTCTATTTTCAGTTGGCAAACAGCACTTGTTGTTGCAATAACAATGCTGTCTGTCTATGGAAAGGATATTATCGAATGGACGAAGAATTTGTTTGGAGCTGATACAGCGCAAAAGAGGTTGAATGAGTCGTTGAAAGAATTTAATAACTTACAACATAATGCATCTGAAAAAACATTAGACGAGATTTCTAAATTGAATTTGTTATATGGCATATCTCAGAACATTGCTTTATCTATCGATGTACGAAAAAAAGCAGTAGAGAAACTTCAGCAAATGTACCCTGATTATTTACAAAATCTTTCAGAGGAAGCTATTTTGGCAGGAAAAGCAAACGAAGCATATAAATTGCTTGTTGAAAACATACAGAATATTGCTTCATTAAAATTAATCGAAGATCAAAGAGCAAAATCCGCAGAGGCTTTAACAGAGGCTAAAAAAAAGGAAATGGATTTACAATCGAAGATCAACGCTCTAATGAAAGAAAATAAAGCTGGCAACGAAGAGGAATTGGTAAGAAACGCTTTTACTTTTAGCCGTAATTATGGGAACTATATTAAGAATTTAATCAAATCCCGTAATTCAGCACAAAAAGCGCAGAAGACTATATTGGATGATATTAAGAAATGGAGTGATCAATATGCTAATATACTTGGAAAATCATCAAATATAGAGCAACTTGATGTTTTGTTCCGAGATATGAAAGAATATCAGGTTTATAAAGAAACAATAGACCAATTAAATAGGAGTTTATCGCTTAGCGAAATAACGCAAGAAGAATATAATAGAAGAATAAATGAAGCTAAAGGAGAATTGATTGCTGCCGCTGATGCCGCAAATATAGGAGGATCTGCACTGGAGAAAATGCGAGATGAATATGTTGCGTTTAATAAGGCCTCTATCGGTAAAGAACAAACTGAAAAGCAGAAAAAAGAAGCAGAGAAACAAAAACAGGTTCAGGAAAGAATAAATAACGAACTATTAGAACTTCAACGTCGTAACGAGCAATCCCGGATTGATCTGATGGAGGAAGGTTCCGATAAGCGCATTGCCCAAATAGAATATGATTACGATCGTGAAATAGAGGCTATCCGTAAAAAGGAGAAAGAATGGAGGGAGGCGCAAGGAGGAAAACTGACGCAAGAGCAGACTGTTGAAATAAAACCGGCCGTTACGCAGGCAAAAACTACCCGTATGCGTTCTACTCAAGAAGTGGAATATGAGCAGGTTGAAGCCCAGCGTAAGGCTATGAATGATTATTTGAAAGAATATGGTTCTTATCAGGAGAAGAAAATGGCTCTTGCAGTCGAATATGGTCAAAAGATCGCTAATGCTGAAACGGAAGGCGAAAAATTGATGCTTGGTAAGCAATGGGATAAAGAATTGCTTGATCTTGAAATTAAGACCAAAAATTCTTCAAATGCTATTATTGCTCTTTTTGGAGATATGCGCGATAAATCTTTGAAGGAGCTGCAAGAACTTGCTTCAAAAGGTCAGGAAGCACTTGATTTTATCAAAAATGGTAAATGGGACGCAACTGTTGGCTCAAAACTAGGTATAACAGAAGATGAATTTAGACGCTGGCAAGAAGCACCAGAAGCTATACGGCAGGCCGGTGAATCGCTAAGGGGAGTAAAAGATCAAGCAGAGACTTTACAGCCTGCATTTGATAAAGTAACACAAGGCTTAAAACGTTTTTTCGCCGCAGGGAATGATCCTAAGAAATTAACGGAATCATTGCAGCTTATAAATGAAGGTGTAAATGAGGTTACTTCTTCGGTCCAATTTTTGTCTAATACATTTGGCAAGCTGGGCGACTCGTTTGGTGGGGTATTTAGTGGTATAGCTGAAGGTTTGAATATCGCAATGGATGCTGTTAATTCGACAATGCAAGGAGCGCAAGCCGGAGCAATGTTTGGCCCCATTGGAGCCGCAGCCGGAGCAGCTATTGGCGTCGTTTCTTCTTTGGCTTCCGCTATCGCTAAAATTCATGATAAAAAGAATGAAAAGCGCATCCAGAAATTACAGGATCAGATTGATGTACTTGATGCGTCATATGAAAAGCTGGGAAGGTCTATAGAAAAAGCCTATTCGACTGATGCTTCTCAACTAATAGATCAGCAAAATAAACTTCTTGAGCAACAAAAACTTCTTATTCAGCAACAAATCAAAGAAGAACAAGACAAGAAAAAATCAGATGACAATCGTATAAAAGAGTGGCAGAAGCAATTAGACGATATTAATGCTCAACTTGAAGAGAATAAAGAAAAAGCGATAGAGGCCATCACTGGGACAGATGTTATGTCCGCTATTGATGAGTTTGCTAAGGCCTATGCTGACGCATGGGCTACAGGAGAAAATGCCGCAGAATCATCCGCTAAAGCTGTTCAAACACTCATTAAAACCGCTATCATAGAGTTTTTAAAAAAGAAGCTGTCTCCTTCGGTTCAAGATTTCATGAAGCAGTTGGCCGACTATATGTCCGATGGTATCGTGTCGCCATGGGAAGAAGCCGAATTGAATAAGTTGAAGGAAAAGATGGACAAGGAGGCACAAGAAATATTTGAAAATTCTGGCAAATGGCTAAAGGATGAAAGCAAATATGAGCAACAGGCAACAAGCGGAGGATTTGAAGTAATGTCTCAAGATTCAGCGAATGAATTGAATGGGCGATTTACGGCTTTGCAAATGATTGGGGAAGAAATTCTTTTGTATTTGCAGAGTTCTAATCAGATTGCAAATCTGCTGTATATAAGTGCAAGTATTGATTCGATAAATATAAGAATTGCGTCATTGTATGATATTGCAGATGAAACTCGCGTGATGATGGCTAATATATATATAGAATTGCAGCAAATTAGTGATAATACCGGAGATACGGTAAAGCAATTAAAAGAAGTAGTTTCCAAGTTGACAAAGATAGAAAACAATACAAATAATTTATAGTATGAAAGTTCATGATATAATGCAGAAAGCAATCTCTTTAGGTGCTTGTTGTGAGTCAGGAAAAGCTACAGACTGGAAAAGTTTGTGTTGGCTTTTCTTTTCCCCACAAGGTCGGGAGTTTTGCGAACATAACAACTATCCACCCCTAGAATCATTTAGGGGGATGGCCAAGAATGTGAAACCGTTTGGGGTTTATGTGGATTGTGGATATATTGAACTCTGCAATAAACCAAATGTTGCAGTAGTAGGAAATACCATTGCGAGCTTGTCTTATGATGATAATACAAAGGTTCATAAGGTAATGCTCATGCACGGGGGAAAGGCTAAAATAGAAGCAACTAACTATTCCGTGATATTAGTTGTAAATATCGGAGGATGTGAGGTCGATATTATAAATGACGGAACTGCAAAAATATTATAGATTATGTTGGGAGACTTATTTATAAACAGTAATGATGCTTGGGGAACATATAGGGTTGCTATGGGGGAAAGCTTTATTCAGAACCTTCTTACTCCTGCCGGCAATAAGGATTTTATAGAAAGCGAAAGCCGCCTTGAAAACGGGAAGATGGTAATATATAACAATCCTAAAATTTCAAGTCGTGATGTGACATTGACATTTAATATTCACGGCGATACTCCCGAAGAATATTTATCCAATTATGCAAAGTTCGTTTCGGAACTCCAGAAGGGGAAAGTTATAGTTCGGGTTCCAGCTATTGGCATGTCCTTTATTCTTGTTCATAAAAAATCTACGAGTTTTGCTCTTGACAGGTCGCGTATGAACAGCCGGTTATCTGTTAAGTTTGAAGAGCCTAATCCTGATGATAGAGATTAATTCACGACAATCATATTATTGTCGTATTTAGGAAGTTCAGAAAATTGGACTTCCTTTTTTTATCCCTGAACTTTGAACATATGATTGATATAAGGTACATATCAGGCAGAATCAAGTTGTCAGTATCAATAGGATCGAGTTCATTGCATCGATTTGAACTGATGAAAGAGGATTATATTAGTATTGTATTCTCTTTAGAAACTCCGGTACAATTGGAGATAGGCGACAATGTGGATTATGAAGGCTCGCTTTATTATATAACAGATAAAGTATACCCAACATTTAATACTTCTAACGGTGGATATGATTATACACTCAGGCTGGAATCACATTATTATCGATGGAAGAATCATATACTTTTTTATGATCGACAAGGAAATAAAGAAGCATCTTGGAGTCTTACCCGTTCCCCGGAAGCGCATTTGAGCATTGTCGTTTCCAATCTCCGTGCAATAGGATTTACTTTTAAAGGCAAGGAATATCAAGCTATAGTGGATAGCACTGTTGATCCTGTAGCTAAATTGGTGCAGTATAACAACACGAACATCATAGATGCTCTGACAAAAATAGCGGAGGCATGGGAATGTGAATGGTGGGTTGATGGGGATAAAATATATCTTGGACATTTGGAACATGGGGAACCTGTAAACTTGGAAATAGGGAAGGAAATATCTTCAATGTCAAGGAGCCAGAGTCAGGATATTTTTGCAACAAGACTATATGCTTTTGGATCGTCTCGAAATCTCCCTTCTGACTATCGGAAGGGAGAAACGGGGGCAGTCGTAGAGGGTGTAGTCCAAAAAAGACTGATGCTTCCTGCTGGGACTCCGTATGTGGATGTTATCGAAGGCTTGGAAGAAGAGCAGGTTGTTGAAGCGGTCATTATCTTTGAGGACATCTATCCTCGTGTGACCGGAACGATAACTGAAGTAATTCCTAAGGAAATCACGGATGAGGATGATTCTGGCGATCCTATCACATTCACTGTATATCGGTTCAAGGATGCGAATTTGACATTTAAAAAAGAATATATTCTTCCCGGACAGGACTTGCACGTCATATTTCAGACCGGTCCTCTTTCGGGAATGGATTTTGCTTTGGAATTCAACCCGGAAAGATTGCCGGAAGATAACCCGGAAGCGCAAGTGTTTGAAATAGTACGCAATGATACTTATGGACAGACTTTGCCAGAAAGCCCACTTATTCCAGGCATAGGAAATAAATATATCTTGTACAATTTTGATACCCGTTATGTAAATGACGCTCTAATTCCACAGGCTGAACAGGAACTTTTGGAAAGAACGATTGCATATAAGGACAAGGTCGTTTCTGATCCTTCGACATATACATGCAGTCTTAATTCTTACCGGGCTTCCGGTTATGATGAAAACAATGGGTTGTTAAATCCAGAAAAAGAAATCAATCTGTTGCCGGGGCAGAAAGTAAACCTTATAAATAAGGCGTATTTTGAGAACGGTCGTATCTCTCGCGTAATCGGCTTTGAGAAGAAGTTGGATATCCCCTACGATTCCCCTGTATACACAATCGGGGAAAGTGCAGCCTATTCCCGATTAGGGGAACTGAAACAAAAGTTAGATAATATTCAGTTTAAAGGGAATACTTATGTGAATCAAGGTGGCGGCTTTGGTGTTTATATCGTGAAAAAGGATGATGCTACTGCTGCTTCAGATGAAAATGTTTTTTCCGCACTGCGTACACTATATGAGATAAATAAGGCTTATGTAGACATAAGTGATATGTATCTTCGCAAAGATATCGACGATACCGCCCACGGGAATATACTTTTTGACAAGAAGATCGGCTCTTCCATTTTCATAGACGGCTGGGATGGTAAAGGCTGGGAGATCCAGAGTACGGGCGCCGCCATATTGGATTCGCTTCGTGTGAGGAGTGATATCTATGTGGGGGGCAATACCGGATCGCCAACTTTTGCATCCGGTTTTACCGGTTGGGGATGGCAGATAGACACACCGACGGCCACTGGGGAGATGGACAACCTCTTTATTCGAAAGACATTCACTGCTTACGAGATTGTTTATTCCCAGATTTACGGTTTAGGAGGTAGCCAGATTGTTTCTGACATCAACAAAATAGCCAGAGTAGAAGTGATGTCTGACCGTTATCGCTGCTATATGGACGATATGGATGGTCTTATGCTTATGAACCTGCGTAAGGGTGACGGTGTCAGAATACAGACACGGACTGGAACGACCAGTATCAAGTATCTTTTCGGACGTTGTATCGGTGTGGACAGTGACTATTTTGATATAGCTATTCCTCTGATAGAAGGGACAGGACAACCGGAAGCCGGAGATTTTGCCCTTCGTTGGGGTAACAATGAAGATGCGGACCGGCAGGGATTGATATATCTGACAACGGCCGATAGCGGTGCTCCATTTATCGATGTGTACGATGGTATTACTGATGTCAGCACCGAAGGCAAGTTGAAAGCCCGTATTGGACACCTGACAGGAATCAGGACACAGAGAGGCGATCAGTTGTCTGGTTATGGGGCTTATTTGAACGGGATATACGTTGAAAACTCGACATTCATTCTTCAAAACGGAGATACCATTGAGCAGACCTTTATTGCCATGAACGGCAAGTTTGAAAGCCTTATTGATGGCATCCGTAACGACATATCCGCAGAAGGTGGTAACATCCTTGTAAACTCTTCTTTCAGCCAGAATACAAACTATTGGACAGCCGCAAATAACGTTCACTTTATCAACGTAGGTGGAGAATATCTTTGGCTGGACGGTAGCTTCTATGTAGAAAAGGATCAAGTTGCCGATATTTATAATGACAACGGCCAAAACGTTCTGCGAATAAGGAACACGTATATCCTTCAGCAGAATGCTATAATGAATATCCCGGATCACACGGAAGAAGAGGAAAAAACGTATTCTTTCTCTTTGTTCTATAAGGTGCTCCGTCCCGGTTCTTGCGGTTTTGGTATTCCGGGGACCGAGTTGTATCATGAAGAGCAGCTATCGGAAAGCGACAGCTATCAAAAGCTGTCTAAGGTCGGGAAATGGAACGGGAAAGGTGATTTTGAACTGAGGTTCACTGGTGAGATACTTATTTATGGTGTAGGGCTGTTTTCTGATGAGATTGCGGATGCTATTGTACATCTACAAACTCAAATCACACAAAACGAAGAAGAAATTAAGTTACGTGCAACTAAAGATTATGTTGATGCCGAGACCGGTAAAATTTATACTAAATATGATACCTCTTTATCTTTAAAGGCGGATAAAGCTGAACTTACTTCGTTTAAGGAAGAATATGACGAATTCCAGCAAGTTGTACGAAGGGATTACGCTACTCAGTCCTGGACAAGTAGTAAAATACAAACCGAGGTGGGATCTTATGTTGATGGAGCTTTAGTTGGATATGCTACAACAAGTTGGACAAGTAGCCAGATATCATCTTCTGTAAAAGGACTTGCAAGTGAGAGTTTTGTTAATCAAACGGCTGAGGGTTTAAATATCAATATAAATAATTTAGGGAATAGAGTTGATAGTGTTGAAGGTGAATTAGATTCCGTGACAGATATAACCGGTGCATTTTATTCTTTTGGATCAAACAAAATGAGGTTAAATAGGCGTATAGAAATGGGATCTGGTTCTAATTCATCTTTTGTCTGTTTAGCGGGTATGTCTCCTGATATTACAGGTCCTGCATTTTGGGCGGGGAGCTCATGGGAAGATAGAGCAAATTCTGCTATACGTTTGGGGCATGATGGTGCGGGATGGTTAGCTAAGAAGAATATTTTTTGGGATATAAATGGGAATACCCAAATAACAGGTTCTTTGCAAACAAGTTCAGGCGGGAAGAGAGTGACAATAAATCCTTCTAATTCTGATAGACTTATATCTTTTTACAATAATACGACTCTTGTTGGGAATTTAGGTGTTGATACAGAAAATAATTATGCCTATCTAAAACTTGGTCCTAATTCAGCGTATAATATAAGATTGTCAACAGCCGGTCTTTTTTGGAATTCTCCCACAAACGACTTGGTATTTAATCTATATCAATATGGTGGGGTTGTACATATGAATGCGGCTTGGCCCACAGATCCGAATTCTTTAGAAATAAAATTCAGGAGAGGGGAAATTTATGTGGATTCAAATAATTATCTAAGAATTAGTCCTTTACAGTAAAATAATTAAAAAAAAGAATTATGAAAGTAAATTTTCACATTAATTTAAAAGAGTTTGACGGAACAGATGCAGTAGAAGAAAAAAAAGTAATGCAGGACGGACGAGTTGTTACGGTAAAAAGCCCTGTAATTATAAATGATCTTGTAGGAAAGGCATTGTATAACGGAGGTGGGCTTGAACGTGCAGGGAAAGCAGATACCGATAACGACTATAGATTCAAGGCCTATAAACTTTGTCAAAAAATAATTGCTTCTACGGGTGAAATTGATTTATCTCCAGAAGAACTGGTTATGGTCAAACAGGCTGCTACAATTTATAGTGCCGCCGGAGTATATGCACAGATTGTTGAACTTGTAGATCCTGAAAAGTAATATGGTGACAAAGTTATCTTCTATACAGAGATCCGTGTATAAAAATACAATAGGAGATGTTGATATTCAATATAACATTTCGCAAGAGACGGGAAAAGATGCAACAAATATTACCGGAGTTTTAAAAAAAGGTGAAGTTCGTCTTGGAGAAATAAACATAGCCGTAGATGGTACAATGAACATTTATACCCATCCCGGCTTGAATAACGACGAGAAGAAAAACATCGTATCTACGGTTATTGACGATGTACAACAAATTTATAACGAGTTGAATCAATAATAGATTAACACCTATGGCAGCAGGAGATATCATATTATCAGACGGGACAACGATCACGCCGGAAGACTTGCAGAAGATTGCGGTAGCGGTGGAGGATTTGATTGCGTCTACGGCGAAAGATCCGGGGCAGTACGAAGAGGTAAGTTCACTTACCGGTGTGTCCTCTCTTCCCGCCTTTCAGGTATTGGGTAGCACATATAAGCTTGTACGTGTTGCTCTGTCTGTTTTGAAGGGCGTAGATGGACGTGAAGTATTCTTGCAGGTAAATCAGGATAAAACCTATATCCAATGGCGTTATACAGACGGTAATTGGCAGAATCTTGTTGCTTTGTCCGATCTGAAAGGTACTGCCGGTGATACTCCTGTTTTCCGTACCGGTAGCACAGGCATTGAATGGAAGTACACCAGTGAAGAAGATACAGCTTATCGTGTACTTGTCCCTTACGATGATTTGAAGTTGAAGTTTTCCGATCTGACATCGGAACAGAAAGACGAGTTGAAATTGCATTTTTCTGATTTGACGGAAGAAGATAAGGCAGAATTGAAGGGTGAAAAGGGTGATATTGGTCCGCAAGGTCTTAGAGGAGAACAAGGGATTCAAGGAGAAACAGGCCCGCAGGGACCTATTGGCGAAACTGGTCCACAAGGCCCTGTTGGGCCTAAAGGCGAGCAGGGAGTAAAAGGTGATAAAGGAGATACGGGAAGTGGTTTTAAGGTACTTGGATATTTTAGCACGCAGGAAGAATTAGGGTCTACAATAGTTTCCCCACAAGCTGGTGATGCTTATGGAGTTGGTACAGGTGCTCCGTACGACATTTATATTTATGATGCAATCAATTCCGTGTGGAAAAACAATGGTCCGCTTCAAGGTGCTCAGGGTCCAAAAGGTGACAAAGGTGATACCGGTCCTCAAGGACCTCAAGGTGAAAGAGGCGATATAGGTCCTCAAGGTTTACAGGGTATTCAAGGCGATCCTGGTCCTCAAGGTCCTACGGGAGAACAGGGCCCGAAAGGCGATAAAGGAGATCGAGGTCCAGAAGGTCCGCAAGGCCCAGCAGGAGAAGATGCGGCTATTACGGTAGATGCTCCAAAGGACGGAAAAACCTACGGGCGTAACAATGGGGCGTGGTCGGAGATAGTGGCGAGCAATCAGTACCTTGACTTGACAACTTTATTTCCAAATGAAAGTGGTACATTATCAGATGAAAATTATCAAAAAATAGTTAATGCGTGGGAGAATAGAGTGTCTTTAGCATATATGGATGATTCGTATATTCCTATAATTATTACGAAAACAACGGAACCTAAAGAAAAGTATTTTATAACAATAAGTGCTATTATGTATGAAAATACTGGAGCAACTATACCCATATTGGCTATCGAAATTTCTGCAGATAAAACATATACACAGGTTACAAATCTTTTGCAATTAACCAATAGAGGTGATGGTACAAAATACCTCTCCAGCAACGGTCAATACCGCACTCCCCCTATCGCTACCCCCACCACAGCGGGGTATATGTCGGCGGAGGACAAGAAGAAGGTGGATGATATAGTAAACTTCAGCACAGGGAGTAATGCTGTCACAACTCTTGCGAATATACCAACAAACAAGAGGTTGGTTAAGGCTACCCTATCCTCCGCTTCAAACCTATCGATAAATGAGTCTGCAAGGGCACTGAATGTAGGCGAAGAGATATATCTTGATTGTAATCCTACCGCTTCTTTTACGCAGCCTATCCCCACTACTGGCAGTTTTAGATCAATGTCCGGTAGTTCTATTACCACTACTTCCGGCGTGCCTTTCGAGATGTCCATTTTGAAGATCGATACGAGTGGTGTCATGTATTCAATAACCGTTAAAGAGAAGGATTGATATGTTGAGAAGAAGGACAATGTCGACGGGGAAAAGAGAGACAGTACAAGTTGTAGAAGAGCTAAAATCTTCTGGCAAATGGACGGTCCCAGCAGGATGTAAATCAGTTGACGTTTTTATTGTTGGAGGTGGTGGCTCTGGTGCATCGTCAGGCCCTGAAAGAGGTGGTGGAGGGGGCGGTTCCGGTTGCACTGAATTATATTTAGGTATATCTGTTACACCGGGAGAATCTATTAATTATGTAATAGGAAACGGAGGCAATAGTGTAAGATCAACATCGTCTTATAATGATGCGAAAGATGGACTAAAAGGCCAGAATTCTTGGTTTAGGGACTCAGCTATATACTATGCCAATGGGGGAAATGGTGGACAATATTCTGGCAAGGGAGGAGATGGAGGTTCAGGAGGAGGAAGTGGAATATCTTCAGGAAATACGGCAGGATATATCGGAGGTAGTGATGGATCTAATGGAGTTGGCGATATGCCTGGGATAGGGCAAGGAACCACTACAAGATGTCCATTCAATAATAAATTGTATGCCGGTGGGGGGGTGGAGGTGGTGGAGAATATAGCTCCGGATCGTCACAAGGAGGAGGAGGAATAGGTATAGGGGGAGGAT